GGTTTTGGATCTTCTAAAGACGAAGTAATCGAAGATAACGAGGACGATCTAGACGGCTTAGACGATTTAGACGATCTAGACGATTTACCTTTTTAATGGCTAGAGAGAAAAAGCTACAAGATAAATGTATCGAGTATCTTAAGTCTAAAGGTATTTATTACTTAAATTTATATGGGGACGGGTTTAGCGGAAAGGGTAAACCCGATCTCCTAACTTGTATTAACGGGCGTTTTGTAGCTTTCGAGTTAAAAGTAGGATCCAACGGATTACAAGACGATCAGAAGATCCATAAAGCCAGGATCGAGAGATCCGGAGGATTACACTACGCGCCCTATACATTAGAAGAATTTAAAAATATAGTAGAGGAGTTGAGAAACAATGGTTAGACATAATAACCCAGTGACGCGAGAGCTAGTTCTAAGAATTAAGGAACTCCTAGAAAATCCGCGTTATGTTAATTTAAGATTGGACGATATCGGCGCTATCGTCGGTACGAGCGGTACCACTGTATCGCGTGTAAAAAGCGGTCACTACGACTATTTACTAGAACCGGAACAATTATATACCAAACAGGTAAACGAGCCTACACCGGCTCAAAATGAGGCAATCCTGGAGGAATTAAGAAGTATTAAGGATATACTTATCGAAATTAAGGAGGCGCTTAAATGAATAAACAGGAAAGAGTAGGGATTTATAACCGTATTATGGTGGGCGTCGACGCTATCGACGAAATGGATCTAGACGCGTTAGGTTTCTTCGACGCTCCAGCGTCTACAAAATATCACGGTAATTATGAGGGCGGATTATTCGATCATAGCTTAGAAGTAACTAAGGCCCTCGTAGATCTAACCGAAAAGTTAGGCCTAACCTGGAGCCGTCCGGAGTCGCCTTATATCGTCGGTATGTATCACGATATTTGTAAATGTGATCTTTATTACTGGGATATCGAGACAAACTCGTACAAGTTTAACGAGGAGTGTATCTTACCAGGACACGGAGATAAATCCGTTATAGTTACTCAAAAGTATATAAGTCTAACAGACGAGGAGATCGCTTGTATCCGCTGGCACATGGGTGCATACGAGACAGATACGAAGTTATGGAACTATTACGGGCGCGCGATCGAGGAATATCCTAACGTACTTTATACTCATACGGCGGATATGGTCGCAAGTAAGATCCTGGGCGTATAAGAGGTGTTCAATGGGTAAGTATCTTAGTATTATTACTAATTTCGGTTGTCATTTTACTTGTCCGTATTGCTTAACTAAAAATACCGGTATCAATATCCCGAAAACCACGATAGATGGACTCGAGTCTTTACCGTTATTTACTAACGAGTACGGCGTCGATATTGTCTCCGTATCCGGTGGAGGAGATCCGTTACACGGATATTATACTCGATCTTACTCTTACTATTGGTATAAACGTTTATTTAATATCCTCTCTAAGTTAGGTATTAAATTCGAATTACATACGAGTTATATCGATAGTGATTTCTATCGTATCCACGGTAAGGACTGTTATCGAGTAGTCTATCATTTACACGACTATAAACAGTTGGAGTCTATTAAGCGATACGCCGACGAAATCGTAAGAGTCGTTTTCGTGGTTACTGAGGATATGACAAAAGAGGATATCGATAAAATCGCCGACTATTGTAAAAATAGCGACGTGATCGAGGAGTTAAGTTTTCGACAGATGATAGATAAAAACTATCAGACTACTTTTTATCATTATGACTATTTAAAGAAATATCATAAAGCGCGTTGGTATTATATCGAGCAAGGAGATTATAATCTCTACTATTGCGAAAATAAAACTTTTACACGTTTTGAAGATATGCGAGGAGGTGCGAAATTTGATTAAATGGAGCGAATACGTAGACGAGTGGCCTAAAGTAAAAAGATCCGCTCGTACTACGATCGGTAAAGAGGGCGAGGGTAAATACCCGTCCGACTCCTGGAAAAAGACGATTTTACAGGCCGAACATAGTCCGATCCGTAAGATTAAGTTTTCCTGGAAATGGACTAATCTTAAGTCCTGGGTTTCGGTACACTTTGTACGCCATTGGTTAGGTATTTTACACTGGGTAACTACTCAGAGGACCGACCGTACCGGCGTAGATCGAGACGCTAGTAGACAGGACGCCCTCGTCTCGCATGAGTGCGAGGCTAACGCCCAGGCGCTTATAAATATCAGTCGTCGCCGTTTGTGTTCCCAGGCGTCGCCCGAAACGCGCCAGGCGTGGACGGAGGTAAAGGAGGAGGTCGCTAAGGTCGATCCGGTACTCGCCTCCGTAATGGTCCGAGAGTGTGTATATCGTGGATTTTGTCCGGAGTTTACTCCATGCGGTTACACTGAGACCGAACAGTATAAAAAGGAGTTAGAGGAATACAGAAAGAGGTAAGGATATGCAATATATCATATTAGACGGTAAAACGCCGACTCACGGATTTAAAGACGGCGAGGGTACTAAAACCTGGGACGAGGCTAAAGACTTCGATAATGTCGCCGTAATCGTTCCTAAGGGTTACGTCGTGCTAGACTTCGATACCGCGTCGGACGCTGAGATCATGCTTAAAATCGTTGACGGTATGGGGTTAAAGTGTAAGGTAATGAAAACGACGAGGGGTATACATTGTTGGTTTAAATCGCCCGAGAAAGATCCTAAAAACTTTATTAAAAACCGCCTGGCTATTGGTATTTATTGCGATCGTAAGAGTGGAGGCCGTAACGCATACGTTAAGGTTAAACAAGACGGAAAGCCTAGAGAGTGGATCCGTAAAGTAGCGAGTAAAGATATCCAGGTAGTACCTAAATGGTTAACGTCGATATCCGCTCCGTCAGGTAAATTTACATTTAAAGAAATGGGCGAGGGATCTGGACGTAACCAAGAGTTATTTAACTATATTGTTTACTTACAAACTAAAGGATTTACGCGCGAGGAGATCCGCGAGACGATCCAGGTTATTAACGACTACGTATTAGGTGAGCCGTTACCGGATAGCGAGATCGGGACTATATGTCGAGACGAGGCGTTTAAACCCGACGACGTTATAGCGGAACAGATCCAAAAAGCCGAGGAAAAAAAGGCCGGCTGGAGTCATAACGAGTTTGGAGATCAGCTTATAGCTGAGTTTCATATTATCGAAGTTAACGGCGTCCTTCATGTATACGAGGACGGTTATTATCAAGCGGACGACAAGATCATAGAAAATAAAATGATCGAGTTATATCCTGGTATCAAACAAAAACAAAGGAGCGAGGTACTGGCGTATATAAGAATTAAAACACATATTAACGCGACTAATTTAAAAGTTAATCCGTATATTCTTAACCTTAAAAATATACGTTTAGATATTAGAACTTCTAAATGTTTAGATTTTGATCCTAACGCGATCGAGTTTGATAGGATCCCGGTTATTTATGATCCGTCCGCTTACTGTGCGGATCTCGATAAAATGTTAAATCGTGTATTTTGCGGAGATCGTGAGGTTATTAACTTGTTTGAGGAAATGTTAGGAGCCGTCCTAATTAAACATAACAGATATCAAAGAGGTTTCTTATTTTTCGGAGAGGGATCTAACGGTAAGAGTACGATCCTGGATCTCATTAAAATTTTCTTAGGTCCTAGAAATTACTCGGCGATCGCTCTCGAAAAGGTAACGGATAGATTTAATACCGCCGAGCTTGAGAATAAGTTAGCTAATATCGGCGACGACGTGGATAACGTAACTATTAAAGATACCGGTACTATTAAAAAGCTATTCAGTGGTAACGCGATCATGGTAGAGAAAAAGGGCGAGCGTCCTTATACGATCGAACCATACGCGACACATATTTACTCATGTAACGCGATTCCTAGATCTTTCGATAAATCCGACGGCTTTTATCGCCGTTGGTCATTTATCCCGTTTAACGCTAGGTTTAGCGTAGACGACGAGGATTACGATCCTATGATTATCGATAAGATCACTACCGACGAGGCTCTATCTTATTTATTAAATATCGGTATTAGAGGAGCTAAAAGATTAATGAGTCGAGGCCACTTTACAGAGCCTAAGAGCGTGATAGAGGCGTTAGAGACTTATAAGGCCGATAACTCTACCGTGTTATCATGGATCGACGATATGGATCTAAACGAGGATTATTTTTTAGATAAGCCTCGAGACGTTACATACTCCGAGTTTTCCGACTGGTGTAAGGTGTCCGGAATTAAGACGGCTAACGTAACCGGTAAAAAGACATTTTTTAAAGAAGTCGCTAGAAAATTCGAGTTTGACGATAAGCCGAAACAAAAGGCCGACGGTAAGAGATATTTTGTAATCAAAATTTAATAGGAGAATAAACTAATGAAAGTTATAAAAAGATCGGGTATCGAGGTAAATTTCGATCCTAATAAAATTAAAAAAGCTATAACCTCAGCTAATAATGAGGTTAAATCATCTGATCGATTATATCCGGAGGAGATCGACGAGATCGTCCTAGGTATTACCGAGACTACTAAATTTATGAACCGCGCCGTAAACGTGGAGGAGATCCAGGATACAGTAGAGGCGAGACTTATGAGATCAAGATCTCCGGAGGTCGCTCGTAAGTATATCCGCTATCGCTACGATAGAGAAAAGGCGAGAAAAGGAAACAGTACAGACGATATGATCCTATCGCTTATCGAGTGCGATAACGAAGAAGTAAAACAGGAAAACAGTAATAAAAATCCGACTATTATCCCGACTCAGCGCGACTATATGGCCGGAGAAGTTAGTAAAGATTTATCACGTCGTAAGATCTTACCCAAAAAAATTATCGAGGCTCACGACGCCGGTATTATTCATTTTCACGATATGGATTATTTCGCTCAGCACTCGCATAATTGCGACCTGGTAAACCTTGAGGATATGCTCCAAAATGGTACGGTTATCTCCGGTACAATGATCGAAAAGCCTCACACATTTAGTACGGCGTGTAATATTGCGACTCAGATTATCGCCCAGGTTGCCAGTAGTCAGTATGGCGGTCAGAGTATTACTCTCGCCCACCTGGCGCCATTCGTAGAGGAAAGCCGTAAGAAGTTTAAGAGAGATAACGCCGATTTGTTAGGCTTTATGTCAGAGAATAACTTTAATAAGCATATCGAGACGCTCGTACGTGATGATATCAGACGAGGAGTACAGACGATCCAGTACCAGGTAGTTACTCTTATGACTACTAACGGCCAGGCTCCATTTATTACGGTATTTATGAACATTAACGAAGTACCAGACGGACAGATCCGTAAAGATCTCGCGGTAATTATCGAGGAGGTACTTACTCAGAGAATTAAGGGCGTTAAGAATGAGGTAGGCGAGTGGATTACTCCGGCTTTTCCTAAGCTGATCTATTGCTTGGACGAGAATAACGCAAAGCCTGGATCTGAGTATTATTACTTAACTGAGTTATCGGCTAAGTGTACGGCTAAGCGTTTAGTACCGGATTATATCTCCGCTAAAGTAATGAGAGATCTTAAGGGAGACGTCTATACTTGTATGGGTTGTAGATCTTTCCTTACTCCCGATCGTACTACCGATAACGTCGCGAACGCTAAGAACTGGATCCCAGGTAAAAAGTATTACGGTAGATTTAACCAGGGCGTAGTTACTATTAACTTAGTAGACGTAGCGTTATCGGTCGTTAAGATCGTAAACGAGGATTACGAGGAAAACTATAATCCGTGGACTAAATCTGCCGTCGAGGATATGTTTTTTAATGAATTAAATCATAGATTAGAGACTTTGTGTTATCCGGCTTTAATGGCTAGACATAACAGATTAAAAGGTACTCCGTCCGACGTAGCGCCGATCTTATGGCAATACGGCGCCCTGGCTAGACTGGCTAAGGGGGAAAAGATCGATAAACTCCTTTACGGTGGTTACTCTACGATTTCTCTCGGATACGCCGGCCTTTACGAGTGTACTAAGGCGATTACCGGAGAGTCTCATACCGGAGGCGGTAAGGATTTCGCTATCCGTGTTATGGAGGCTCTTAACGAGGCGTGTAGACGTTGGAAAGAGGCTACTAATATCGATTTTAGCTTATACGGTACTCCGCTAGAGTCTACTACTTATCGTTTCGCTAAGTGCTTACAAAGACGTTTCGGTATCGTCGAGGGTATTACCGATCATGGATACATAACTAACTCTTATCACGTAAACGTTAGAGAAGAAATCGACGCTTTTACTAAATTAAGTTTCGAGTCTGAGTTTCAGAAATTAAGTCCGGGAGGCGCGATCTCATACGTTGAGGTTCCTAACATGATGAACAATATCGAGGCTGTATTAGCTGTTATCGGATTTATCTACGATAACATTATGTACGCCGAGTTAAACACTAAGTCCGACTATTGCCAAGTTTGTGGATACGACGGGGAAATTAAGATCGTAAAAGACGATAACGGTAAATTAGTATGGGAGTGTCCTAAGTGCGGTAATAGGGATCAAGATAAAATGAACGTCGCGCGCCGTACGTGCGGTTATATCGGTACTCACTACTGGAACCAGGGTCGTACTGAGGAGATCGCGGATAGGGTATTACATTTATGATCGAGATAATAACATTTTTAACGAGACGATCTTTAGGACTTAAAAAGTATGAGATCTTTCGCTTTCGCAATCAAATCAATAAAGCCGACTATTATTACTTTACAGATAGAGAAGTAATTAAGGTCGTAGTAAACAGATCATTTAGTAAACCTAGTAACGTATCTTACAATTTCCTACTACACGCTAAAAATTTAATCGAACACGACGGCACTATAGAGTCGTTTCATTATTAGGAGGTAAGACAGTGAATTATGGACGTATTAAGAAAACCGATATCGCTAACGGTCCAGGCGTCCGAGTTAGTCTTTTCGTCTCCGGTTGTCGTAACCGTTGTAAAGGCTGTTTTCAGCCGGAGACGTGGGACTTTAACTACGGCCAGGAGTACGACGGAGTTAATACAGCTAACGAGATTATCGAGGCCTTATCGCCGGAGTATATCTCCGGTCTTTCGATCCTGGGAGGAGATCCTATCGAGCGAGAGAACGTCTCCGAGGTCGTTACGCTTTGTCACCTGGTAAAACTCCTTTATCCGGATAAGTCTATATGGTTATGGACTGGATATTATTACGAGGAGTTATTACTCAGAGAGCCGAAGATCCTGGAATACGTGGACGTTATCGTCGACGGTCCATTTAAAGAAAATCTTAAGGATATCTCGCTCGTATGGCGAGGATCCAGTAATCAAAGAATTATTAACGTAAAGGAGAGCCTAGAAAAAGGTTATCCGGTGGAGGTAGAATTATGAGAAAATCAGAGTTTAAAGAAATCGTACAAGAGGGTATTAACAGAGGACGCGAGTTTATGGCGGTTAAGATCCGTACAGATGGTAACGCCGGTCCGGAGATCATTATTAACGGATCCGAGAATTTTAAGCAGAAACTTGCTTATTATGATAAGGCCTATAACGACGATATGGAACTTATTAAGGCTAAGGAGGCCGGTAAGTTAATCACGATCGAGGACGTACTCGTAACGAATAATTTTAACGATCTTTCATGGTTTGTGTATTAAGGAGGTTATAATATGACAATCAAAAAGATTAACGGTCACGGACCTAGTGAGGAAAAAGTAAGATTTAAACATTTTGTTATCTTATGCCGAAAAGTTAACGAAATTATCGACGAGGTAAATAAATTACAGAAAAAGCCGGTAGATAATAAAATTATTAAAATTAAGTATTTCGACCAGGAAATCGAGAAGATCCAAAAGATCAGCGTCGGAGACTGGATCGATTTAAGATCCGCCGAAAGAGTCGAATTAAAAGCCGGCGAGTATAAACTCCTCCACCTGGGCGTTGGTATGATCCTCCCGGACGGCTACGAGGCTCACGTCCTCCCTCGCTCCTCTACTCCTAGTAAGTTTGGTATTATCTTAGCTAATTCTATGGGAGTTATCGATAACAGTTACTCCGGCGACTCCGACGAGTGGAGATTTCCGGCGGTGGCGATCAGAGATACAGTAATCGAAAAAGGAGATCGTATCGCTCAATTTAGGATCGTAAAAAATCAGCCTGGTATTAACTTTAACGTAGTGAATCACTTAAACGAGATCTCTCGCGGTGGTGTTGGATCTACTGGTAAGAGGTAGCCTATGTTAATTATCTTAGCTATATTGACGTTTATTATTATCGGTTTATTTTTGTGGGCGCTTATTTACGCTTGTTCAAATCATCATTGAGCATAACAGAAAGCATAACAAAAACATAACAAAAACTCATTTTTTAACAAAAAGTTAGAGATCTTAAAAATTAGTCAAAATTTGAGGACATAACAAAAACTGACAACATAACAAAAACATAACAAAAACTTAGATTGATTTTGTTATTGATTTATCATAAAACGCTTTAGATTTTTATCGGGTTGAGTTTAGATATTTCTAAAAAATTCTATATACTATAACACAATAACATAATTATTACTTTAGTTAATAAGAGAATATATTATATATATAAAGAAATGTTAAGAAATAGAAAGTATATAGAAGTTGAGAAAAATTCTGTTATTTTGTTATGACCTCGATCCGGAGGTGTAATTTATGGAAGATATAGAGATCCAGGAAGTCGAGTCTAAAAAGCGCTCGTTTAGACGCTATCGTAAAAATTTATCGCTTATCGATCGTTTAGAGAAAAAGCTCGAACTCCTGGAGCTTAGGATCTCTTCTCCTCGCTCGCCTAAGTTTTCCGATATGCCTCGCGGTGGAAAGCCAGTAACTACTGAGGAGTTAATCCTAGAAAAGATAGAACTAGAGGATCGTATAAAGCGATTAAGAAATAAAGGCCGAAATATCAAGACGGATATATTGGCCGAGATCGATACCCTAGAGGACGATCGTTACGCGGAGGTTTTAGAGAGTTATTTTATAGACGGTTATACGATCGAGGAGATCGCCGATATAAAAGGTTATAGTACCCGTCACGTATACAAGCTATACGCTGACGCTATAACATTACTAGTTCATAAAGATAACAGTCCTACAACATTATAAAAGCGTGATAAAAAAGGTATTATGATATCGTGATAATCTATAAAGGATTGTTACTTATTTGGTTAAAGCCTCCATTAAAAGGTAAAAAGGTCTAGCTACTAATTAGTGGTTAGGCCTTTTTCATTGACTAATTAATACTTATAAAGGAGGTTGATATTATGCTACTAAAAACGTGTGGTAGGTGTGGTAAGTTAATACCTTATGGTATTAGCTACTGTAGTGAGTGTAGGCCTATAGTAGAGGCCGAGCGTGAGGCTAGGCGCCTGGAGTCTAAGCATGAGAGCGATAGACGATATAACAAGACGAGAGATCCTAAGTATGTACGCTTTTATAACGGGATAGAGTGGCGTACTCTTAGCGCTAAGTATACTCAAGATAAAGGTTATAGGTGCGAGGCTTGCGGTGCTATGGCTACACAGGTCCACCATAAGAAACCTATACAGACTCCCGACGGTTGGGAGTTAAGACTAGACTATAATAACCTCGAGTTATTATGTACTAAGTGTCACAATGATAGACACGATCGCTTTAAGAGACGTAAGCGACGATCTACTTAAGACGATACAATACGTAATACCTACGAGGTTTTATTATTGTATAAAAAGAGATTTTATATCTATATAGTACCGGATCCAGGCTAAAAGGGTAGGGGTGGTAGAAATTCTACGAGACTCTGAGGGGATAACGGTACAGGGGGATTTCTTTGTAGCAAAAACTCCCCACGAAATATAAAAAGGAGGTTTTTATGTTAAAAGTAAATTTTAAATCTTACGGGAATTACATTGTTGACAGTTTATATCAGTGGGATACTAACCAGGTGTTAAAAATTACAGGTTTAAACGTGACTACCGCGCCGACGATCTTGTTTTTTAATAGAGCGAAAGTAACGGCGTCTCCGGTCGCGTCTACCTTAAATGAAGACGTCGTATCGGTTCCAATTCCTAACGGATTATTACAGGATCCTTATCCGATTATCGCTTATATCCGTGTAGCGTCCGGAGGATCTAATAATACGATCGGAAAAATTAAAATCCCGGTTGTACCGTCTGCTAAGCCTGAGGATTACGAGTTTATCGAAAATATCGAGATTATTTCTTATGAAGATATGGTAAGTATGATCGAGGGTAAGGTCGATAAGTCCGAGTATGATCCGGTTATCGCTAAGGTATTGGCGGATATTGAGGAGATCCAGACTACCGGCGCGACGGCTGAGGTAATCGAGAATAAGGTCGAGATTGTTATCGACGAGTTAATCGCCTCCGGCGCTATGGCCACTATGACGATCGAGGACGGTACTATTACTCAGGAAAAGTTATCTCCTGATATTCATTTCGGAGTACAGGACGGCGAGGTTACAGTCGAAAAGTTAAGCGGTACGGAGTACGAATATCCGGGCGGTCTAAATCAGATCGACTTAGATAACTGTACGGTCGGATATACGTTAAATACTACTACGGGAGAATTAGTCGAAAATTCTTCTTATTGTGTGTCTAACAATATGCCCGTCGAGGATAATACTCATTTTTACGCTAAGGTTAACGACTGGGACGGAAATACATATATCGTATTTTACGACTCCTCCGATACATTTGTTTCCGGTGTAAAAATCGGTCAAACAAATACGGGAATTTATCGGGAAATCCCTACCGGCGCGGCGTATGCTAAAGCCTGTTTCCGAGGCGTCGATAAAACTCCTGTTGTTATTTTTGCAGACGAGGCGATCGCTTCAGTAAATGCGAGCGGTCTTATTGATGATATGCAAAAACGTTATATCAATAATCCGTGGGGTAAACTTGTTACTAAGGAATTACAAAGTTATTTCGCGAACGAGTCTATTGCACTTTCCGCCTTAAAGGGTGTAGGGGCGATGATGTATAATCTTTTTGACGTATCAAGTCCGTATGCTGAGGGTTGTTATTTGCTACCTTTACGAAAGACGTATTATATCTATAATATGTCTGATGAAAATATAACTAACGGTACGCTCATGATGTATGTAATGAAAAAGAACAGAGGTTCTCAAAGTATTTATCATAGTTTTATCGATGTTGGCACTCATGCGACCTCTACGGTTAACGATGAACTTTACGAGGACGCTTTACTCGTATATGTTTCCTGTGGCTCTTTAACAGAAAATCAGCGTAACGGCCTGGTTATTTCTGAAAGAGACGACTTAGAGGAGTATCACGCTTACGGCGAGATGTATTACGATCCTGATACCGAGGCTAAAAAGTTTGTACAGGCGGCGAGAGAGGATATTGTTAAACAGTATGACGGCGGTGTAATGCTTACGATCGGAGACTCGTATACTGCGTATATGAATAGTCATTTCAGTACGTTCGCGGAAAAACACGGTCTTGTACAAGATAACCGAGGTCTTGCGTCCTCTACGATCGCCGGAGATCTCACCGGGAGCATTGGTTATAAACCGTTTTGGGATCGCATTGATACGGCGATATCTGAATATAATGCCGGTCACGATATTAACGGCACGGTTTATAGTAATGAGGACGTTAAGTTAATTACGTTTATGGGTGGTGCTAATGACTGGTCCACCGTAAACGATACCGTCAATCGTTTGGGTACCGGACCTCATAATACAGATAAAGGTACTCTCTACGGTGCTTTAAATTATTGTTTTTCCACTCTGTTAAAGAGTTTTCCTAATGCCGATATTGTATGTATTTTACAACCTTGTAATTACTCTAGTACAGTACCGACTACTGAGGAAAATGCTAAAAATGTAGGTTTTGAGTCATTGTCTCAAGCCCAGCAAATGACAGACGCTCAATACTCCGTTTATGTAATGCAGAGAAAAGAGAGGATCGTCCGTACTATGGCCGAACAATACGGCTTACCGATTGCCGACTGTTGTTTTTCCTGGTATAATCCTTGTAATCCGAACGACGCGGCTAAGTATTGGCAGAGTGATAAATTACACTGTACAAGAGAGGGCCACGACGCTATTATCAAGGTCTTAGAAAAAACGGTTAATAACTTACCGTTTAATCGTAATTAAAGTTAGGAGGCGATAATATGGCCGGTCAGAGATTACCTATCGAGGTAGTCCAGGCTCGAGGATCTAAGCACTTAACTAAGGCGGAGATCCAGGAGCGTCAGGAGCGAGAGATCAAGCCGATAACCGACGGTATTATCGCTCCGGACTATCTTAGTAAAAAACAAAAGGATACTTTTTATAAGTTATCCGGACAGTTACAAAAACTTAAGATCATGGGAGAGACGGACGTAGACGCCTTAGCTCGATACATTGTAGCAAACGACGCCTACGTACACGCTACTAAGCAACTCCGAAAAATGGAAGTTAAAAACGATCCTATGAAGTACGAGGCATGGAGTAAAATCCAGGAACGCAACTTTAAAATGGTTAGAGCCTCGGCTAACGACTTAGGATTATCAATCTCGAGCCGTTGTAAGCTCGTAGTACCTGGAGCTAATAAAGAGGATACTCCTAAAGAAAACAAGTTTAAAAAATTTGAAAAGAGGACCGTCGTAGGTGGATAACTCTAACGTCCTTAACGATCGCGTAACCAGGTACGCGAGAGAAGTCGTAGCCGGTAAAGTGGTAGCCGGTGAGCTACACAAGTTAGCTTGTAAGCGCCACCTTGACGACCTCAAAAAACAGAATACTAAGGACTTTCCTTACTATTATAATCCGGCTAAGGCTATGGAGATTATAGCCTACGCCGAGACCTTAACGATCGCCGAGGGAACGGAGCCACGAGCGGTTAAGCTCTTAGATAGTCAAGCGTTCGACCTCGGCGCTACGTTCGGGTGGTACAAACAGAAAAATGATAAGCGCCGATTTAGACGACGTTATAAGTCAGAGGCTAGACAGAACGGTAAGACGTTCGAGAATGGTATCATAGGTACTTATATCGCCGGTTTCGGTGGTTATAATTACGGTAAGCTCTTTACCGTAGCAACTAAGAAACGACAAGCGCGTCTAGCATGGGAGGAAATGAGCAAGTTTATTTCGATAGATCCCGACCTGGGCGAGTTTTTCGAGGTTAAAGATTATATCTCGACTATCATAGCTAAGGAGACTAACTGTACTATAGAGGCCTTAAGTAAAGAGGCCGGCTTAGACGACGGCTTTAGATCGATATTTAGCTCGATCGACGAAATACATCAGCATAGAGACAATAAAATATATAAGGCTTTATACAATGGTACTAGAGCCTTAGACGAAACCTTAGTATCCATGATTACAACGAGAGGCGATAACCTCAACTCGTTCTGTAAGGAAATGGACGACTATTGTATAAATATCCTCAGAGGTCAAGCGACCGCCGAGGATTTTTTTGTAGATATCTATTGCCTAGATCCTCAAGATGATATATGGGATCCTAATAACTGGATTAAGGCTAATCCGTATCTATGTAGTACGGAGGAGGGTATCGAGCAACTCAAGACCGACGCTCAGACCGCTAAGGATATGGGAGGATCAGATCTTAGAGACTTCCTTACTAAGTGTCTTAATATGTGGGTACAAAATACCGACGATCAGTTTATCCAGGCGGATAAGTGGCAGAAATGCGGATCTAAGAGGACTCTCGAGGATATGCGCGGTCGTAGTTGTTGGGTAGGCCTCGACTTATCGAGCGGAGGCGACCTTACGACCTACTCTCTCGAGTTTCCGGAGGAGTACATATCCGAAACCGGAGAAACGAAAGAAAAATATTACTTTTACTCTCATTCCTTTATGCCTAGAGGCCGTTTACAGGAGCATATAGAGACGGATCTCGCTCCATACGATCTATGGGAGAGTATGGAACTTATAACCGTAACCGGTGGATCCGGAGACTTTAAGAACGATTATAAGTTTATTATAAAGGATTTACAGAGGATTAAAGAGGAGTACGATCTTACCTTTTTGGGTATCGGTATCGATCCTCATAACGCCGACGGTATCCTCTCAGATCTCGAGGCGTTCGGGTGTCCCGTTATTATTATCGTCCAGTCGTGTAAATCCCTTAACGACGCGACGGTAGATATCCAGTTACTCGTTAAGAGTGAGGATATCGAGTATAACGCTAATAACGAGTTATTAACCTGGTCTTTCCTTAACGCTAAGGTGGTCCGTAACTCGTTCGACGAGATCAAAGTCGACAAAAAGCCGGGACAAAAGTTTAAACGTATCGATCCGGTCGACGCTTGCGTAGACGCTCACGCGGTAATGCTTAAAAACCGTACGGCGGAGATCGTGGACGTAGAGACCGAGTTAGATAAATACCTTAAGGCTATGGGTTGGAAAAAAGATTAAGAAAAGGAGGTGTAAAAAGTGAATATCTTTAAGCGATTTTCGATCGCCTGGAAAACGATCTTTAATAAATCGGATCGACAGACGATCGAGTTAAATAATCTCTATAAGTTTTTAGGGATCAATCCGGACGAGGACGAGAGGGTACTCTCCGAGGCTACCTATTTCGCTTGTATGAAAGTATTGAGCGAGGCAATCGGTAAACTACCTCTTAAGTTACTGAGGTATAACGAGAAAAACGGCGTCGAGACGGCCCGTAGACACGCGCTCTATTATATCCTCCATGATCGACCTAATCCATATATGACGGCCTCGACTTTTTGGTCTACCGTCGAGTATAACCGTAATCACTACGGTAACGCGTACGTATGGATCCAGGGGGCCGGTAAGGATATGAAACTATGGATTTTACCGTCTAATAGCGTACAGGTATGGTATGACGACGCTAAGATCCTAGCAGATCAGCCGGATTTATATTACTTATATTCCGGAGGCGGTAAAAATTATCGTTTCGGATCTGAGGAGATATTACACTTTAAGTCGAGTAACACTCTCGACGGCGTGATCGGTGTATCCGTCCAGGATCAGTTAAAAATGACGATCGGCGGAGCCGTTAAGTCTCAGAAAATGCTTAATAAAATGTACGAGAGCGGATTTACCGCTAAGGCGGTCCTTAATTATACAGGATCCTTAAACGACGCTAACGTCCAGGAACTCGTAAAAATGACAGAGGCCTACGGTAAGGGAGAACTGGCCGACGAGGGTATCGAGAATATTATCCCGATCCCGTTAGGGTTTAGTCTTACTCCGCTTAACGTAAAACTGGGAGATAACCAGTTTATCGAGGTAAAACAGTATACCGCGTTACAGATCGCGAGCGCGTTCGGTATTAAACCTTATCAGATCGGCGACTATACTAAGTCGTCCTACGCGTCCGCAGAGGCTCAACAGTTGAGTTTTTACGTGGATACTCTGTTATACATTATTAAACAGTACGAGGAGGAGATTACTTATAAACTCCTATCCCCGGACGAAATCGCTAACGGATATCATTTTAAATTTAACGTATCCGTTATCCTTAGAGCCGATCTCGCTACTCAGATCGATACATTGAGTAAAGGCGTGGCCGGC